TTTAATGATATAATTGGAAAATTAAATTTTGGTAATCATTTATTTGTTAATGAAGATTTTCTTAATAAACAAGTTACATCTATTTTTGATAAAAGAAATAATTCAAATGATGAGACAAATTTAAATATCATAAGTAATAGCAAGGATAAAAGTAATATAGCCTATGTGGATATTAGTAGAATGGGAAGTATTAATTGGCCACAGTTAGAAAAGAAACAACAGGGAGTTAGAGAAATATATAATAATAACATACACACAACTGAAGGGATAATTTTCAAAACATATAGAGAAAATAAATTAGTTGAATTAATGATGTTGATATGTAGTCAAATTGATGATATCATTAATGGTGATGTTAAGTTTGTTTTTGATGAAGACTTATTTGTTGAATTGAATAAGGAAGGAATTGAATTGGATGATGAATATCTTCAAACACTTAGAGATATGTTGTTTAGTAAAGATGAAACTAATATTAAATTAGGTTTTGAAATGATGTCTAATTTAGTTCTAAATCAATCAACATTATTAACAATAGCATTCCTATTAAATGAAATGTTCCACACAACTAAATTCAGACCTAGTTACTATACAAATAATAATTCCAACCTTAAAGGACTATTAAAACTACTAAGAACTAAGAGTATAATGTGGGAACGAGATTGGAAATCGTTTGGTACTGGGTTGAGACTTAATTTTAAAACGGGTAAAGAAGGTGATATTGTTAGAAAGTTTTTATTAGATAATATTAATCGTGAATTCAAATTAAGTAATTCAGCTGCTGAAGCGATTGTGGATGTTGTTTTCTCGACCGAGGCTAAATAATTAATTTAAAATAAAATTATAATATATGATATCAGACATGCATAGTGAAATAGCTAAACACTCAAAAACGCTAATGTTTAAAGAACCGTTTTATGGTTTGTTTTTAATTGGTCTTAATAAAGAAATAAATGATGCTGTTTCAACTGCATGTGTAGCTAGAGATGGTATTAATACTAAGTTAGTTATTAGTCCTACATTTTGGGAATCAATAGGTGATAAATGTAAGGTAGCTGTTTTGAAACATGAATTGTTACATATAGCATTTAAACACTTACAAATGTTTGACGAGTTTGCAGAAAAAGAAATGTTGAATGTAGCTGCTGATATTGAAATAAATCAATATATTCAAGACGAATACAAAGATGAAACTTGGGATGGTTTAGAAATAACTAACTCTCCATTTAAAGAATTGAATATGCCTTTAAAAGCAGGTACTAGAAAGTATTATGAGTTACTTATGAAGGAATGTAAAGACAATCCAGATGGAGATATTTGTAAGATGTTAGATGCAATGAAAGAAGCTAATAATGGTGGTATGCAAGGAGAAATAACATTAGGAGATGGTACAAAAGTAACTATTAAAGCGTCTCATGAGTTTTGGAAACAATTTGAGGGTATGGATGAAGCAGAAAAGAAATTGATGGAGAAACAAATTGAATATCAACTTAAAGATGTAGCTGAACAAGTACAAAAACAAAGAGGTACTATACCTGGTGAGTTGAAAGAATTAATTGATAATTTATATGTAAGTGAAGAAGCAGTTATTGATTGGAGAGCTTATCTAAGACGTTTTAATGGTATGGCATCTAAAGTTTATACTAAGAAAACAAGACGTAAACCAAATAAACGTTTTTATGGTAATCCAGCTCTTAAAATTAAACAAAAGAAAAATACATTAGTTGCTATTGATACATCAGGTTCAGTTAGTAAAGATGATTTAAAAGAATTTTTAAGTGAAATATATCATATATGGAAGACAGGTACACAAGTGACTGTTATTGAATGTGACGCTTCAATTGGTCGTGTTTATGAATATAAAGGTAAAAGTGAAGAAGCTTTAGAAGTAACAGGTAGAGGTGGTACAAGTTATGAACCAGTAATTGATTATTTATGGGATAATAAAGATAAATATCAAAACTTAATTTATCTAACTGATGGTGAATGTAATGTCGGAACACAACCATGTAAGCCTACATTATGGGTTCATTGTTCAGGACGAAGTATTAATAATGAATTGCCCGGAGCTAAAGTACAAATTAATTCTTAATGACCTTAATTAATAATGTAAATTAAAGTATAAATAAAAAATAAAATTATGGCAAAAAGTAAAGCAACAAAAATTACAAACACATCAGTATCACTGAATGTACATGAATTAAAAGATTTTCTAAAACACATTATTGATAATAATCGTTATCTACAGTCAAGTAATAAACCAATGGTTAGTACAGAGGTTGTTGGTGACTCAGGTATTGGTAAAACATCAGCTATTGTTCAGTTAGCTGAAGAATTAGATTTAAATTTTGTTAAATTGAACTTAGCACAGATTGAAGAAATAGGTGATTTGGTTGGTTTTCCAATTCGTCAATTTGAAATGAAAGATAAAAATAAGAATGAGTGGGTAGATGAGAATTCAGTTGAAGACTATCGTAAGAAAGGTTTTGAATCAACTGGTTTGAATCGTATGAGTTATTGTCCACCTGAATGGATTAGTGGTAAATCAAATGGTGGTATTCTATTATTAGATGATTGGAATAGAGCTGATATGAGATTTATTCAAGCTGTAATGGAGTTAATAGATAGACAACAATATATAAGTTGGAAGTTGCCTAAAGATTGGCATATTATTCTTACATCAAATCCTGATAATGGAGATTATTTAGTTAATAGTATTGATAACGCTCAAAAAACAAGGTTCATTAGTGTTAATTTAAAGTTTGATCTTAAATGTTGGGGTAAGTGGGCTGAAGAAAATAAGTTAGATGGTCGTTGTATTAACTTTATGTTGATGCATCCAGAACTAGTTACTAAACAAGTTAATAGTAGAAGTGTTAGTATGTTCTTTAATAGTATTAGTTCAATTAAGAGTTTTGAAGATACATTACCATTAATTCAAATGATTGGAGAAGGTAGTGTTGGTACTGAATTTAGTACTTTGTTTACAATGTTTATTAATAATAAATTGGATAAGATGATTTCACCAGAAAATATCTTAAGTCAAGATGAACAGTATGTAACAAATACACTTAAGAGTTTAGTTGGTAAAGATAAAGATTATAGAGCAGATATCGCCTCAACATTAGGTACTAGGTTGTCTAACTATTTAGAGTTTTATTCTAAAGAAAACGCGATTGAAAAACCACTTATAGAACGTATAAGTAAGATTGTTACCGAGAAAATATTTGCTACAGATGTAAGTTATAATATGGTTAAATCGATTTATAATAGTAATCCAAATAAATTTAAATTGATGATGTTGAATAAAGAATTGGTTAAATATATAACTAAATAATTATGGAACAAGAAATTATAAACTTAGCTGATGATATAGAATTAAAAGGTAATAAACGTGAATTGTTTATAGAAGAAATGAGACTTATAATATCAGTAATGCGTAATCCAAATTGGAATGATTTTTATGATGTAGCAGATATTTTAATACCAGAATATATAACTAAATAATTATGATACAGACAATACATGAAATTGAAAATCCATTTGATGTTGAAACACCTTTAGGTTATGGAGTAGTGTTATTTATGATTGCAGGTTCAATACATTCAAATCCACAGTTTATAATTAAGTTTTATAACACAGGAGAAGTTAGAACAGTTGATCAAAATGATATAAAAATATATGGTAACCCAACAGCAGGAGAAAAACTTAAACCATGAAATCATTCAAACGAATAACAATCGAAGATGCTCACTTTTATAAATGGTTAGATCGAGATAAGTTATCATCAGAAGAAGTTTGTAGAAAAGCAGTTGCCTTTACTTTAACTCCTGATCCGGATAGTCCGGGTTGGGAGTTAGTAAATTATTATCAGGATAGTCCCTTAGATAAAGATGGTAATTTAGTTCCTACCGAGTATGTTTATGTACTTGTAAATAAATCAATGCCAGATATGGTTAAGATAGGAATGACAGTACGTGAAGTAGAAGAGCGAGCAAAAGAAATTTCAGGTGCAACAGGAGTGCCTACACCATGGGTACCTATTTTTTCTTTTAAATGTTTTAATTCTTATAAATTAGAACAAGAAATCCATGAACATTTAGATGCTATTCGAGTCGCGAACAATAGAGAAATGTTTTATCTACATTCCAAAGACGCTATCGATACCGTTAAAAAAATTGGCGCTAAATACACCATATCACCGCTTTAAACGACTATCTCTTATGACTTATATATATTTATATAGCAGTGAATTAGCCGTTAAAGCCCGGATAAAACCGTCGGTTTATATTTGGATGACCGCCAAAGGAAAGCTTGGCCTCCCAGAGATTTTTCACTATTTTTTCTAAAATATTAAATAATTAATATGAGTATAGGAAGGGAAGGAAAGGGAAATGAGGAAGTAGGGATAAGGATATTAACATTAAGTGATTGTGATTACTGTAAGTGGCTAAAGAGTGAATTAGATGAGGAAGGAATAGCCTATGTTGATATTGATGCTATCAAACATGATGATTTTTCTACTGCTATAGAACATAAATTTAAAGCAAATACATATCCAATGGTATTTGTAGATTTAGGACCAAGTATAGTAACTATAGTTGGAGAAACAAATTTGGAGACATCAGATACACTACGTACATTTGACACGATACCACATTTAATTGGTATCATAAAACAATATATAAAATGAGATATAAACAAGTTGCCGATAAAAAATTAGACCAATTAGAGAATATGTTAGTTGGATTTACATCTAGATTTTCTGATCCATCTTTTAACATTACTGTAGCTAAAGATATGGTAGTTGCTATGAAAGAAAAAGTTGAAGAAATTCGACAATTAATTAATAACGAACCACAAGACTAATAAGTTATGATAACACCTGAGAAAATTAAAGATAACTGGGATTTATTTATCAATAACATCAACACTTATATCTCCCCAGATAGAGCTGAGTTGTTAGTTGATTTTTACACTAGACATGAAGAGCGTTTTATGTTAATGCCTGCGTCTCATAAGTCACAATATCATAATTGCTTCCCAGGAGGTTATATCGACCACGTGAACCGTGTAGTTGAAGCTGCTCTTAAGATAGATAAGGTATGGCGTGACATGGATATGTTTGATACTTATACAACTGAAGAATTAGTATTCTCAGCTATTAATCATGACTTAGGTAAGTTCGGAGATGAAAATAACGCTTCATACATTGAACAAACTGATCAATGGAGACGAGATAAATTGAATGAAACTTATATGTTTAATGATCGTCTTGAGTATATGACTGTACCTGATCGTGGTTTATTTCTACTGATGGAAAATGGTATTCAATATACTAAAAATGAATTCTTAGCTATTAGGACACATGATGGTCTATATGATGAAGCTAATAAATCATATCTACATTCATTCGCGCCAGAAACTAAACCTAGAACAGCAATTATGTTAGTACTACATCAGGCTGATATGTTAGCTGCTAGGGTTGAGTTTGAAAGAGAATGGTTACCTAAGTTAACTGGTGAAAAACAAGTAACAGAAAAAAAATCAAGTACATTTAATTTAAATAAAAACAACTCAGCAATTAAGCAGAAGGCATTAAAGAAAATGGTCAATCCTGCTTTAGCTGAACTAATGAAAAATATATGATAATAGGAATTATATCAATTTGCTTATGGATAGCCACTATAGTTGGGTATATCATTTGGAATTTAAATAAAAAAGTAACTAAATTAGAACAAATAGCTACACAACAAAGAGTAATTATTGATAGTGTCGCAGCTATTGTTAGTGAATCTGATAAACAACTTAAATCAGTTGAATTAACTGAAGCTTTTAAATCTGATGACCAAATTGGATTCTTTTTTAATAGTTTAAAGGCTATACAAGATTCGTTAAACTACTATCTTAAGAACCAAATATGATGAAGGAAGAAGAAGTTATTGAGTTAACTAAGAAGGGAACTGTGCGTAAGCGTAAGCCAAAAAAGGCTAATATATATTTTACTCAAGAAACTGAAGATGCTATTATTGAGTATCTATTAACTAAAGATACTGCTAAACGAAATCAAATATTTAATGAACATATTAATTATTCGTTTCATAAATTAGCAGAAAATATCATCCATACATTTAAATTCTACTATACAGAAGTAGACACAATACCAGAATTACAACATGAAGTCGTCGCTTTCTTACTTGAAAAATTACATCTTTACAACCAAAATAAAGGAAAGGCTTTTTCTTATTTTGGTACTATTGTTAAACGTTACCTTATTTTATATAATAACGCAAACTACAAGAAATTAAAAGATAGAGCACCTGTTGAAGCAATTGATGAAGATAAATCAATATTCATTGATATAACTAATAATGGTAAAGAATTATATGCTGAAAATGCTCCTTCATACATGAAACAATTTACTAAATATGTTGATAAAAATTTATTTAGTTTATTTCCTAAAGCCAATGATGCTCGTATAGCAGATGCTATATTAGAGTTATTTCGTAAAAGTGAAAATTTAGATATATTCAATAAAAAAGCCTTATACATTTATGTTAAAGAGATGACTGAAGCATCTACACCTCAAATAACTAAAATAATTAAGCGTTTGAAGATAATATATGTTAAGAAATATAACCAATATTATGAACATGGACATATAACTATGTCAATCTAACTCCTTCTACCTTCCATATTTATATTAAACGCCAATATGGATTTTAATCAAGTTTTATTTAAAGACAAGACTTTCTCAAGCCTACTTGAGGATATATACAAGAATGCAACTCGTAAAGAGAAAGAAATTAAAGCATTAATCGACCAACTGAAACCTATGATACAGGAACCAGGTGACGCGATGATGCTTGTTCCTTTGTTAAAGGAATATATGGAAATAGCTGTTAAAAATGATGACGCCTTAATTAAAATGGCGGGTATTGTTCAACGAGCTATGACTTCTAATACTATTGGTAGTGATGATGGAATGTTAAGTGATCGTGATAAAGAATTACTATTCCAAGAAATTAATTCAGTTAGTATAAAACAAATTGAAAATAAATAATGGGTACAGGTAATACTATAAAAACTGGAGGAGCTGGTATTGATTTGAGATCTAGTAATAGAGGAAATTCTAGTGAAAATTATTATAACAAAAATCAAAATCCATACACATATGGTAAAGTTGTAGTTATAAATAATGATCAATCTATACAATATAAACCTATTGAAGATAATTTCGCTAACGCTAAAATAGGTATAGCTTATCCATTTTATAAAAATAATACCCAATTACCTGTTAAAGGTGATGTTGTACCTTTACTTAAAGGACCTATACCTGAATCTGCCTTATTAAGTCAACAATATGATAAGACAGTTTATTACTTAAATCCTATATCTATTAACCAAACTGTTAATGATAATACTATAGTTGGTAATGGTGATGGTAATAATAATATCAATCCAACAACTAATGATTATAAAAATAATTCTTTAGGAGCAACATCAGGAACTACATTTACAACCCAACAACAACAACAAACAATGGCTGGTGTTAAAAACTACTTAAAAAATAAAAATCTAAGTAGAGAATTAACCGCTGGTATAATGGGTAATATTATGAAGGAATCATCATTTAACCTAAAATCAGGTGGTGTTGATACTAAGGGTAATTCATTTGGTTTAATATCATGGAATAATAAAGCGTACGGTTTTGATATAGATAAAAGAATAGGTCTTACAGTTGAAAGTCAAATGAATTTTTTATTCAGTAGTACTTTCGGGATGGATAAATTTCTTAAATCAGCTGTTAATCCAATCCCAAATGCTGTTGTAACAAATCTCCAACTAAATAGTAGTAAATTAGACGCAGATAATGCTGCTTTCTTATTTGCTCATTATGTTGAAGTATGTTCATATTGTAATAAAACAAAACAAGTATATAATAATGGTGGAATAATAACCATTAGAGGAAAACAGATATCTGTAGCACCTTCTAAACGAAGTAGATATGCTGAAGATTATTATAGACAATTTAGTGATCCTAATAGCTTTTTAGTTTGGTAATATGGCAGACAATAAAAAACGATATTATAGAAATATTAAAGAAGGAGATGTTTCTCTTCTAGCCCCTGGGGGTAATGGAGTTTTTATGGATGGTAAGAATACTTATTTATTCACTGAAAATACAACTCAAGATTTAGATAAACTACAACAAGAACAATATAATGGAACTATTCCTATTGATCCAAATAATGTAGCATCAGCTATTATTATTTCAAAAGATGGTTCTTATAATACTACTTTAGGTAATAATAACATTGATACATTAAACTTAAATGATATTACTAATCCAAATGATATTATTGCACCTGAAAAACCAATTTTAGAAGTTGGTAATATACCTGCTACTTTACCTACTGAAGAACCAACACCAATAGTAACAACTCCTCTAACTGGTTCAGTTGAGGAAGAAGCAAATACTGATCTTTACACAGCTGAATTTGATGGATTACCACCAGAAGAAGGTGTTCAAATATATGAGGTTATTCAAGTTAAAGAAAATGAACAATTTAATGTTCGTGAATCAAATTCTCCATCATTAGTATCTGAAGTATCTCTTTTAAATATAGTAGGTGTTAAAAATAGGAATAAAGGAAAAATTCCTCAATCAGGAGCTGATTTTGAAAAATATAGTTCATCATTTAAATTAATACAAAACGAAGGTAAATTTGATTCTTTATATTATTACCCATGTGCTTTATTTAATCAAGGTGATAAACAATGGGGCTCATTAAAGTCAGATAAATATACTATGAAAGGATATGGGTGTGCTTATAATAGTTTTTCTATGTTAGCTACTCAGATAAAAAATAATGCTGGATACACACCTGAATGGTTTTGGAGTAATTCATCAAAATCAGTTGTTGTATATTGGAGTTCAATGGCAAAATCAATAGGTGTGAGTGGTGTTATTCAAGATACAACATCATTAACTGTTATAGATACTCTTTTAAAAACAAGACCTTTAGCATTTGAATGGGATAATAAAAAAGTATCAAATCCTAATTATAAAAATCGTTTTACTAAAAACCACCATTGGATGGTAATTAATGGTAAAAATAAAGATGGTACTTATGTTGTTTTTGACCCAAGTGGAGGTAAAATTTGGCCCGCGGAAACAAAAGAATCAATTGGTGTAGGTTTAATTAGAACATTTTATTTAAAATAATGAAAGACATACAACAATATAATGGTGAACAAGTAATATTATCATCAGGACGTTTAGTATTTAATGCTCGTTCTAATGATGTTTATATTAACGCCAAACGTTATATCAATATATCATCAGGTGATAAAGTAACTATTGATGTAGGAAGTGTAGACAGTGATAATGAGCAGAATATGTTTTTAGTTAATGCTCCTAGAATGCAATTTGGATTAGAAAAAAACGGTCCATCTGAACCTGTAGTAAAAGGTGAGCAATTAGATCAAATATTAACTGATTTAATGAGTGCTATAGCTTCATATAGTGAGTTAGTAACAACTTTAGCAGCAGTCCCTCCTACATTAATTGTAGCTGAACAGATGTTAAAAGGTAGATTACAACAGATAAAACTTAACCTTGATAATTTTAAATCTGATAAATCCTTCACAATATAATGGTTAATAGATTTACATATAGCGTTCAAACATCAGGATTTAATAAAACACTTATTGTTTTTGACAATAGTAAAATAATATATACTGGTAGACCTTCTCCTACATCTCCTATTGATGGACCTAATTCATTAGTTAGTGAGGCAATTCTCTTCTTAAGAGACACATACGGTCCATCTATTAGTAATATGGTTAGAGTAAATGCTCCAAATCAAGCAGCTTCTGTTCCTACTGTTGAGAGTAATCAAAAACAAATAGATAATATAAAAGATCAACAGCAGGCTAAAAAGGACACTGCTGAAAAAGCACTTGATGATAAACAAAACTTTTTAGAAGAGCAAAGTAAAACAAGTCCTACTGATGCTAAAAAAGCTATAATAGGTATTATATTACCTTTATTAACCAAATTTATTAGTGCTGAAAAATCAGCTAATGCTATTATTAATAAGATAATAAATAGTACAAAAAGAAAATTAAGAGATAAAGGTCGTGTGGAAGTTGTAGGAGGAAAAATTACATTCACACCTAAAAATCCTGGTGACTATCAAAGATTTAAACAAGATTTTGACCGTAAAGTAAATAATTTAAAAAATACAGTTAAGGCTTTAAAAACTACAGTTGACGCTTTAACCACATTACTTAAAGTACTTCAAACAGCATTAGTAGCTTTTAAAGTTTTACTAACATTAAAAAAGAAACAATTACAAATACAAGCAGTAGCCGCATCAACTGATTTATTAACTCCATCCCCAGTTAAAGCAGCTGCTTCTACTTATACAATATCTGATAGAGTAAGTCAAGATATGACTAAAAATTTAGAGAAAAAAATAGATGATTATATATTATTGATAGGTATTATTAATTCTATATTAAAAATATTCCAAAAATTAATTAACTCTGTTAAAATAAAATTAGAAACATTAAGTTTAACAATAATATCAACCAATCCAACATTTACTGAATTATCACAAATAATAGATGAAAATCCAATTGCTGTTTCTTCTACAGAAGCTGAATACAGTAACGGAGAAAAACAATATATTATTAAAGTAACAACAACACCATCAGGCGCATTACAGGCTGTAGCGTATGATAAATTCAGTATGATGAAAATAACTCAAACAGCTCCTAGTAAACTTCGCAGGGCTGATGAATTAATTGATGAACTTAAACAAATATTAGGATAATAAAATATTTATAACTATGAAAGCAGACACATTTATTAAATTATTACGTAAGGTTGTACGGGAAGAAGTACAACAAGTAGTAAGAGAAGAATTAGGATTATTACTTGAAACACCAGTACCTAAACAAACTGTAGTAGAGACTAAACAATCTTCTGTAAAAAATTCAATGGTTGATTCAATTAGATCAACAAGACCAACACAACCTCTTAAACCAACTTCATTTACTAACAATAATGTGTTAAATGATATTTTAAATGAAACTGCACAAGGTGGTGAATGGAGAACAGCTATTGATGGTCAATCACATATGGCTCAAGGTTTTAATGGAGGAGCAGCAATGAGTGAACCTACAGTAGTAGGAAGTGTAGATCAAATGTTAGCTAGTACTAGACCAGCAGGAGATATTAATGCTGTTAAAATTGATGTAGTACCTGATTTTAGTGGTTTAATGAGTAAAATGAAACAACAAGGACAAATATAATGTTAAAAAGACCAACATATAGACTCAATCCTTTAGATATAGGACAAGCTAGAGGTATAGGCATTAATGTTTTATTTAACAATGATACTAGTGTGTTTAACCAAACATTCACTACTAAAGAACAAGTTAAATCTAATTTAATAAACTATATACTAACAAATAAAGGAGAACGTTTATTTGATCCTGAATTTGGGGGTGATTTAAGAGCTACCTTATTCGAACCAGATACATCTTTTGATAGTGTAGCTGCTAGATTAGAAACAGAAATATACGCTTATGTTCCTAACATCATTATTAGAGACATAATTGTAAAACCATTCTCAGACGAGAATGTAATTAACATAGTATTAAATTATTCTATAAATAACCAAGATGATGAGTTGGTGATAAATGTTTCAACACAAGACTTAACTAAATAATAATGGCAAACGTACCTGATATAAAATATTACAATAAAGACTTTACAACATTAAAGCAAGATCTAATCAACTATGCTAGAACTTACTTCCAAAATAGCTATATGGATTTTAGTCCATCTGCTCCTGGAAATATGTTCATTGAGATGGCTGCTTATGTTGGTGATGTATTATCCTTCTATACAGATAATCAGTTACAAGAAACATTATTACTATACGCTCAAGAGAGAAAAAATATTATAGCTTTAGCTTATGCTTTAGGTTATAGACCTAAAATAACTTCAGCTGCTTCTGTTCAATTAGATGTTTATCAACTGATACCATCAGATGGTTCTCCTAATTATAATCCTGATTTTAGATATACTATGAGAGTAGGTGAAAACTCTACAATTAAATCTATATCAAATCCAAGTATAACTTTTTTAACTCAAGATGTTGTTGATTTTAAATTTTCATCATCATTTGATCCAACAGATATTAATATATTTCAATACTATACTAATACAACTAACCCACAGTATTATCTACTTAAAAAATCAGTAGAAGCAATATCAGGACAAATTAAATCAACTACATTTACTTTTGGTAATCCAATTCAATTTCCAACTGTTACTATCAATGATGCTAATATTATTGAAGTAATAAGTATAACAGATAGTGATAATAATCAATGGTATGAAGTTCCTTATCTAGCTCAAGATACAGTATTTGATGAGTCACTTAACTTACCTATAAACGAGCCTAATTACTATACTGAAGATGATAACTCTCGTTTTTTACTTCGTGTTAAGAAAGTACAAAGACGCTTTGTTACTCGTTTTGATGATGATAATAATCTAATGTTAGAATTTGGTAGTGGTGTAGTTTCATCAGCTGATGAAGTTATAATTCCAAATCCAGATAATGTAGGTATAGGTTTAGTTGATGGTATTAGTAAGATGTTTATGGCTTATGATCCATCTAATTTTCAATATACAAATGAATATGGTATAGCACCTTCAAATACTACCTTGACCGTAACTTATTTAGTAGGTGGTGGTTCATCTGCTAATCTACCTTCAGATGATATAGCTTTGAATAATTCTGTTAGTACAACAATTGACAGTTATAATTTAAATCCATCATTACTAGCGACAGTACAAGGTTCAATTAGATTTAACAATCCTCTTCCTTCATCAGGCGGTGGACCAGGTGAAACAACTGAAGAAATTCGTTTACAAGCATTAGCTAACTTCCCAACTCAAAATAGAAATGTTACTAAAGCTGATTATTTAATTAGAACACTTTCTATGCCCGCTAAGTTTGGTTATATAAATAAAGCTTATGTAACACAAGATTACTTAGTAGCAAATGATACTGATAAACAAAATTATATCAACAATAACCCATTATCACTTTCAGTGTATATTCTATCTAATAATTTAGAAGGTAAATTAACTAGAGCGTCTAATGTTGTTAAACAAAACTTAAAAACATACTTATCATACAATAAAATGATGAGTGATGCTATATTAATTAAAGATGCTTATTATGTTAATATAAAAGTAAATTTTGATATATCATTACTACCAGCATATAATTCACAAGATGTATTAACTAATTGTATAAATGCTTTAAAAGAATATTTTGATGTTCAAAAATGGCAAATAAATCAACCAATAATATATTCAGATGTATATAACTTAATTGGAGCTATTAAAGGTGTTCAATCAGTTATTAAAGTAATTATTGAAAATTTAGCAGGGGGTAATTATTCTTCATATGGATATGATATACAGGCAGCAACAAAACAAGGAGTTGTATATCCTTCAATAGATCCATGTATCTTTGAGGTAAGATACCCAGAGTCTGATATTTATGGCCGCATAGTAACTTATTAAAAGTATGCCTAAATTTATAACAACCATGATGAATTCTTCAGAAGCTAATGCCTTAGGTATTACAACAACATGCCTTGCAGCTCTAAATAGTTTCTTCCAAGTATTTAATCCCTTAATAACAGGATTGTTTTATATAGCTTCTATAACTTGGCTATGCATTCAAATTTATTATAAGATTAAAATTAAAAAATGATGAACTTAGAAAAATTAAAAGGACATATTCCAGATACAGTAATCGCTCAACTTCCTGATACAATTGTTAAATTTGAGTTAAACACACCATTGCGTTTAGCTCATTTCCTTGCTCAAGCTGGACATGAATCAGGTGGATTTAAGTTAGTGAATGAAAATTTAAACTATGGTGCTAAGGGTTTAACAAGTATATTTAAAAAATATTTCCCAACAAATGATATGGCTTTACTTTATGAACGTAAACCAGAAAAAATAGCCAATATTGTTTATGCTTCACGTATGGGAAATGGTGATAAAGCATCAGGTGAAGGATATAAATTTCGTGGACGTGGTTATATCCAATTAACTGGAAAAGATAATTATAAAGCTTTTGATAATGTAGTTGAAGAAAATATTATTGAAAATCCTGATTTAGTAGCTACAAAATATCCATTAATGTCAGCTGGTTGGTTCTTTCATAAAAATGGTTTACATAAATTAGCTGATGGTGGTGCAACTGACGCTGTTGTAACAACAATTACAAAACGTGTTAATGGAGGTACTATTGGATTAGCTGATCGTATTAAGCATTTTAAGGAATACTATGCTTGTTTAGCTTAATCTCTATAAACAGCCCATATTTATACTAGAATAATACTAAGATAAATGGGTGTTTATAAAATTTTTCCATCACAGGATACAACAATCTATACAGACTACGAAACTCTAAATGCTGGGATAGACTCGATATTGGACTTATCAAAAAATGCTCCATATCTCTATCCCTCATCTTCTACTAGCCGTGTACTAATCAAATTTGATAATGATGACATAGCAGAAGCTGTCGCTAAATCAGGCGCTAATTTCACCGCTTCACTTAAGCTATATAATGCCCATGTAGATGGAATACCAGCCAATTTTAATATTGAAATACACCCTATATACCAAAGTTGGGATATGGGTACAGGACGTTTTAATAACATTCCTGAGACAAGTGATGGTGCAAGTTGGAAATATAGAAATGCAAATCAAACCAATGCTTGGACTGTAAGTGGTTTACCTAATGGAGTTACTTCATCATATTATAGTTTAAATACTGGAGGATGTAGTTGGTACACATCTAGTGTAACTCAATCTTTTGATTATTTTTCAACTAAAGATATTGATGTTAATGTTAGTCGATTTGTAGGATGGTACACAGCTAGTGTAATACCAAATAATGGATTCATAATACTGAATAGCACATCAGAATCAGCTACAGGTACAGGATCATTTGAATTTGATTATAACTATATTTATACATTCAATTTCTTCTCTAGA